AGGCGAACAGGTATGACTCGAAAGCACGAGCTGAAAGGGGCTGACTCGCTGGTTTGAACAATATTGAGTCGAGCCCGGTCCCGGACAACCCCCTGTTGACCAATATGTCAGCCTCAGTTCGACCAGCCCGGCGAAACAGTGCAATTCGGCCTGGAGACCGCCAGCGATACAGCCTGTTTTCCAATTGCAATTAAATGTCGGCGCCTGATTAACAAGCGTGGCCGAGCCATTGCCCAGAAGTGGGTTTACCCAGGATATAGTCAGATCGCCGCTGCCTGGCAAGTCGCATGGCGAGCAAGAACATACCCCTGGGCCTGCTCCACCGCCGCATCCACAACAGCCCGGTGAGAAACCGAACGCCATCAGCCGTTCGCATTGAAGTTGCCGTTCGTATTGACGACGAACGAATTGCAATCAGAAGCGAAGAACCATACCGCTGAATCGGCCGGAACAACCCAGCAAACCGTGTTGGTATTGATCGTATTCGAGTTGGTATAGGCATTCAGGCACGGGATCGAGCTATTGCCGGCACCATCGCTATCCGTGTCAAGAATGAGATTGATGCCATCGGTGCCGGGGCTGTTCTTGTACAGGAACTGAACCGCGCCCGATCCGGGCTGAATCCAGAATACCGAGGCGTTCGTGTTGCCATTGGTGTACGCGGTCGCCGGTCCGATCGCGACTGTGACGATGGCCTTCTGAAGAAAGCACATCGGCGAGGCCGGTCGCTGGAGGCCCAGGCCGCGGTTGTCACCGGGATAAGGCCATTCCCATTGATTGCGTCTGGCCTGTCGATCGAGTTCCCGGAGTCGAGCCTCGGTGATCTCGGGAGATTGATCAGCTTGAGAGTATCGGGGCCGGCTGAAGCGTCCCATTATCCGCCGGGATCTCCATATCCTTCGCTGAAGCCAGATCGCTGGCCTGAGATGGCGAGCGGATCGAAGTTGAAGGCTGCGAAAGGAAGCTCGGATTTCGTCTGGAAGATGTTGTAATACGGCACGTGGCCGACCTGGTAGAAGCCCTGAGAATCGAGCAATACGGGCTCAGTGACCGGGATGCCTTTCATCGTGACCCGGTAAGGCTTGTGGGTGACCACTGAGAGAGCATTGAGGCCAGCGTTAAGCACGGTTCGCCGGTAGCCGTTGATGCCTACAGACTGGCTCGATGGCGATAAGAATTCAAATGCATAAGTGACTTGATAATACCAGCCGACGAATTGATGAAAGACGGACTTGGGTTGAATACCAACACAGCGAGCGAACAGTGGCGGGAAACCCGCGAACGAATCCGAGTTGATCGCGTTGCGATAGGCCAGTAGTAAGGAGATGTTGATGGCTGGCTCATTGCGAACGACCGACAACGTGGGTCGCGGATCGTCCTCCACCAATGGCGGATCATAGGGGTCGCCAGCCGTGTTGGTGATCGCCTTGCCAAAGATATCCTGATCGGCAATCACTTCCTGGTCGCGGAATGCCCATTCGACGTCGATCGGTTGCAGGAGTGGATTCTGACTCGGGCCGCCGCCGGCCCAAATGGGAGAGTATGGCCCGTACTCGATCGCGACCAGAAAGCTCAGGTAATCGCCGGTGGATTCCTGGACCGCTCGAATGGCCACACAATAGGCGTACTGGTAAAAATCGGGACCGGCCGAACTGACATAGACGTCGCCAAGCGAGATACCAGGGGCCTGCGCGGCCTGGAATGGACCGATATCATTACCAGTACATTCGACGCGGAAAACCCGCGTCATCGTCGTACCTTCGGTCGCCGTGATGTTGCACGAGCGGGATTCATAGGTTTCGGCAACCTGCTTGATTGGCATCAGGCTGCGCCCGGCAAAGCGGGTTTGAGATTGCCGCCACGCTTGAGAATATCGGCCATCGCCTTGATCCCTTCCGCTGTGTCCTTGGTATTGCGGGCGATCTGTTTATTGACTGTTTCACCCTTACTCATAGCGATGGAGCGTACCACGGTCGAATAGGCTTCCTTGCTTCCCAGTTCGGCAGCCGCGGCGAAGGCTGGTTTCTCCGGTGCAATCTTCATTGCACCGGGTGCAACGAAGGCGCCGGCTTTGCCAGCCGCGAGCTGTGCCCGCTTGAAGGCTGCCTCATCGATCTCGTTGACGAGCTTACGGACTTGCTGACCGCCCTTGCCGATCTGATTCCAGGCTTTCGCCGCCACGTCAATCTGTGCGGCCGCTGCCTTATCCAGACCTGCCGCCCAGTCCTTGAAGAAGTCCGTCACCTCCATCTTGAAGCCGGTGAATCGCTCGACCAGTTCGGCGATGCCTTTGAGCATGCTGTCGATACCGGTCGCGAAACCCTCGAACATCGTCGTGATGACGGCTTGAACGCCGTAGAAAGCCGCCTTGAGGAAGTTCACGCCATCGACCGCGAGCCCGAGTCCCTTGACTACCCAGTCCATTCCCTGCGCAACGAAATCGGCGGACTTGGTGCCGGAGTAGCCCCATTCAAGGTATTTCTCGATCAGCTCAGTGATGATGGGCGCGACCTTGACAGCAATCAAGTTGTACAGCCCATCGGTTGCCGCGCTGAGTTCCATCATGGCATGTTCGGCCGCCATGACTTTTTCGGCATCGACGGAGTTCAGAGCGATCCCCAGGCGTTCCGCGTCAATGCCTAGTTCCTTCAACCGCTCGGAGCCCATGCCAGCGAGGTTGATGATGCCCTGCCCGGACTTGCCGAACATCTCAGCCGCGACCGCCGCCCGCTGCATCGGGTTCTCGATCTTCTCGAGGACACCGACCAGCGTATTGAATGCCTCCGCCGTTCCCATCTTGGTCAATTGCTGTGCGCTCAGGCCGACACGCTGGAGGGCTTTCGCGGTTGGTCCTTCGCCCGTCATGGCGACTTCGCCCAACCGCTTGTTCATTTGCTCCAGGCTGACGGCGAGTTGATCCTGGTCAACGTGCGCCAGCTTGGCCGCATAGGAGAGTTTGCCGAATGCCTCCGCGGTCATGCCGACTCGCTCGGCGAGAATCTTGGTTTGACCGATTCCCTCGATGGCGCCCTTGACTCGCTCGATGGCGCCCTTGGCCGCTTCCCAAACGGCGAATGCTTCGGCCGCGTGAATGATCGACTCGCGGAATTTATTGATCTGTTCCGCCGCCGAATCCATGCCGTGCTTGAACTTGCTGGTGTCGGTCGTGACGCCGATCTTGATCCAGCCGATGGTTGCCATCAGTAAGACCCCAGGGGTGGCGCATCAGGGACGCGGATTTCCTCGCCAGGCTTCGGCCGGTTCGCCCCGGTGATGATGGCCATGAGCCTATCGCGGCCTTCCTCGCCGCTGGGTATGGTCACTGGTCGCCGCGAGAGATGAATGAAGTCCTCATACTTTGCCGCCCGCCCGTTGATCTTCACTGCCAATCCGCACGCGACCATGAAGCTGATCTGAGCCCCGATGGCCCAAGGATCGGGGATGTGGTCGAGCTGATCATAGGCCATCCATTCTGACAGGAGCGTGGAAGGCCATTGCTCAATCTCTTGCACGGTCTGGCCAGTCGCCAAGCTCAACTTGAAGATGAATCGTCGGAGCGGGTTGTCGACGAGCTTTTTTTTAAATCGGCAATATCATCGCGGCCCATTGCATTTAGCTCAAGCGCGGCCTGAAAGAGCCGGTCGCACGCCTTCGCGTTCTTCGCCGAAAGCGCATCGATGTCGGCTTCGGTGAAAAGCAGGTTGCGGTCCTTGTCGCATGCCGTGGCGACGATCAATCGTTCCCGCGCCCATTTGACCTTATCCACGATGTGGCGGGCTTCAAAGGCTTCTCGTTCCTTGACGGTCATGGTGGCGATATAGATCACGAGTCCCCATTCAGGGACGTTGACCGGCATCAAGCTGAGATCATCAGCCGCGAGGATAGCTGACCGAAGATCGCCGTTTTTTTCGCTCATGTGAATACCGGCGTGATATCGAAGGTGATTTCGGCCGCGACTTCAAGGTTGTCATCCTGGTTCATCCCCTGAAATGCAAACTTGGAGATGAACCCATTGCAATTGAACGCGTTGTTTCCGTTGGCCGTGTTGAACAGGATCGAAATCATTTGCAATGTCTGCGGGAATTGCTCGATCGCGTTGGTCAGGCCCATATGGCCTGAATTGCTCGGGTCATACTGGAGCGTGAACGTGGCCGTCCCAACCTCCGGCAAGCCGGCGCGATATCGCCGATAGACATCGGCAAGATTGGTTTTCTCCACTTTGGGAACGCTGTAATCCGGGCCCGCAATTTCGACGACCTGGAAAACGGCATTGCCACCGATCTTCAGTATTGTCCCTTGGCCGATATTGACAGCCATGAAAGCCTCCCATTAGACGTTCGTTTGCGTGACGCTGGTCGGATACGGAACACGATGGCGAACCCGGTATGTGTGGATGACGCGGTAAATCCACTGATCAGAGCCGTCAGGGGGTGGGCTGATGTCGTCTTCCTCATCGCTCAGAAAGATCGAGAGGACTGGCACGCCGTTGACCATGCCGCGAAATCCGTCAAACGAATTGCGAATGGCCTCGGCCATTGCGATACACGTTGATTCGCCATGTCCATTCGGCCCTGAATGCTGCATCGCGATCTCGAAATAAGCCGTCGATGTACCATCAGCGCCCGCGAGGTTGTGATGCCAGTCGCGGTTGTTGACCTGAAGATAAACACTTGGTTTCGCCGCCATCTGGCTTGGAACGTCGAAATAGATCCGCTTGCCCACCAGGGCCGTGAGGGCCGGAATCGAATTGAGGAAGGAAACGATGGCCTCGCGGATCGTGACGCCCGGTGTTGGCGTGGGTGTCGGTGTGACAGTCAGAGCCGGATTGACGGCGAATCGCCTGAGTTGCCCTGTAAGCTGCTGTGCCTGCGGATTGAACGGGAAGTTAACGAGATTGAGAATGCCAATGGTTGATGTGGGTGTCGGTGTTGGCGTAGGGCTCATCGCTGGATTGGCAGCGAATCGTCGCGGCTGGCCCGTGAGATTTTGTGACTGGGGGTTGAAAGGAAAACTAGAGACATTTCCACTAGCCGTTGACGTTGGCGTTGGTGTTGGCGTAGGTGACGTCGTTCCGATCCAATCGCGGTACGCTTGCAAGAACGGCGAGGCGTTGTCCACGTCATGGCACTTGCCATCAGTCGCGTAAAACTTGTTTGT